CTGTTGACAAAGCTGGTCGTAAGTCTGAAAAGGCTTATCAGTTGGCTAAGGCTTCTAGCGAAATCAAGCGTGACATGGAAACCTCTTTGTTGAGCAACCAAGTCGCTGCTAACGGCAATTCTTCTACTGCTCGTAAATTGGGTGGTCTGCAAGCATGGTTGAACTCCAACTATGATGGCGGTACTTCTGGTGTTGCTGGTGACTTGGGTACTACTGCTCGTACCAACGGCACTAACCGCACTTTCACAGAAGACATCTTGAAGACTGTTATCCGTGAAGTTTACGCTTCTGGTGGCAATCCTAAAGTGTTGATGGTCAACCCTGCTCACAAGCAGTTGGTTTCTGCCTTTACAGGTATCGCTGCACAGCGTTTCATGGCTCCAGCAAATACCCCTACCACCATCATTGGTGCGGCTGATGTCTATTTGAGCGATTTCGGTACAGTTTCTGTTGTGCCTAACCGCTTCATGACTTCTACCAACTCTTGCGATGATGTTGCATTTATTGTTGACCCTGACATGGCTGCTATCGCTTACTTGCGTCCTTTCCAGACCAACGAGTTGGCTGTGACTGGCGACAATGAGTCTACACAATTGTTGGCTGAGTACACCTTGGAAGTTAAAAACCAAGCTGCTCACGGCATTTTGGCTGACCTCACACCTTAATTTAAGGTAACTCCGAAAAATGCCTCAGACTTAAACCTCTGGGGCATTTTCTTTTCTAGCCAAACTGATAGAATTAGGTTATGCAAAATCCTGTCAATTTTCGTAAATCTGCTGTTCATTCTGATGGTGAAGGTGGAATCATCATTGAGACTCGTCAAGATATAACTGATATTCTTGAACAGAACAAAAAAGAGTACAACTCTTACGATGAACGAGCAAAATGGTCTGATAACTTGTTTGGCAATAAAGTAGCATCAATTCCAATGACTGTGATTGATGACCTCAACAAACAAGGCATCATGCGTGGTTTTGCTGTGCTAGACGAGAAGCGTTTTAAAGCGTGGTTAAACGAGCGTGATAACAGAGTTTTTAGAACTCGGACTGGAGTGGTATGAGTTTCGCAACATACTCTGATTTAAAGACATCTATTGCAGGATATTTGGCTCGGTCTGACTTGACTAGCCAGATTCCAGACTTCATTACATTTGCAGAGAATCGACTCCGTAGAGAGTTGCGTATTCGTCAAATGCTAAAGTCAGTAACGACAGCGACTGTATCTGGTGACTCTACTGTTGAGTTACCTGCTGACTTTATTGAGATTCGTGATTTTGTCGTATTGACAAACCCAATTCAGCCATTAAGTTACTCTAGCCCATCTGCATTGTCTAATGACCCAAGAGCATCAGAGGTTGGTGTTCCTAAGTCTTACACAATTCTGGCTAACGAGTTCTTACTGTCTCCTCCTCCTGATGGCATTTACACATTGAGAATGTTGTACTTTGCTGCACCTGCATATCTATCAAGCAGTAACGCATCTAATGTGTTTTTGAATATCGCACCTGATGCTTTGCTTTATGCTTCTTTGATTGAGGCAGAGCCGTATTTAATGAACGATGCTCGAATCAATACATGGGGAACTATGTACGACAGAGCGATTGCCTCTCTTGCCAAGTCTGACGAACAAGGTCAGTATTCTGGTGTTCCTTTAGCAATGAAACTAACTCCAAGGTGAAACTATGGCTGAAATGTCAAACTACCTCGAAAATGCTCTTATCAATGTGACATTGAGAGCAACTGCCTACACAGCACCAACAACTGTGTACTTGGCTCTTTATCTAACTGACCCAACAGACGCTGACACAGGTACTGAGTGTAGTGGTACTAGCTATGCTCGTCAGGCTATTACCTTTGGTGCGCCTAGCAATGGTGTTTCTACCAACTCTGCTGCTATTGAGTTTCCTCAAGCTGGCGGTTCATGGGGAACAATTACACACATTGGAATCCGTGATGCTTCTACAGCGGGTAACTTGCTGTATCACTCACCACTAGATGCTTCTAAGACTATTGCAACTGGTGATGTGTTCCGTGTTGCTGTTGGTTCGTTGAGCGTCACATTGGCGTGAGATGGCTGATTTACTGCCTCCGTGGACGATTGATTCGCTAGACAATTTAAAGTCTAGCATTGATGACTTAACACTCACACTTGATAGTCCACTTTATACAACCTCTGTAACCCTATGGGATGCCTATGGGTCTGTAACTGCGTCTGCAAGCGTTACGGCTAATGGCACTAGGGTTCAGTTTGGTAGTGGGGCGGTAGATGGAACGGCAACAGTAACGGCTAGTGGAACTCGTGTCCAGTTAGCTAGTGCAAGTATTACTGCTAGTGCTAGTGTTGCTTGTGATGCAGTTAGAGTTCAGTTTGGCTCTGGTGCAATAGATGCTAACGCAATAGTTAGTGCAAGTGCAATTAGGGTTCAGTTTGCTAGTGGAAGTGTTACTGCTAATGCTGATGTAACGGCTATTGGTACTCGTGTTCAATTCGGTAGTGGTGCAATCACAGGAAATGCTGATGTAACTGCACTTGGTGGAATTGTTGCCAATGGTTCTGCTTCTGTAACTGGTGACGCAACAGTAGTAGCCAATGCAATCAGAGTTCAGTTTGGTTCTGGTGATATATCTTGTGATGCAACAGTAACTGCCAATGGTGGTTTGGTTGTTGGTGCGGTAGTTAGTATTACTTGTGATACAGAATTTACGGCTTCTGCTTCCGTAATTTACGCAGGTTATGCGGATGTAACTGGTACGGCTACGATCACAGCCAAGGGTGTTATTCTTGGTGAAAACTGGACACCAGTACCAGAGGACGAGAATACTTGGACACCAGTATCTAGCGATTCAAACACTTGGACAGTTGTTTCTAGTGACACAAATACATGGACACCTGTGTCTGCTAATGACAACACATGGACAATACAGGCTGAAGGAAGTAATACATGGCTACGACAAAACTAACATTTGGTGAATGGATGCCTGACCAACCTAGCATCTCTGGTGCTTTGGTGGATGCTAAGAATGTAGTTTCTCAGGCTATTGGTTACGGACCACTTCCCACAGCGGCTACATTCTCTGCGGCTGCTGCTGAAAGCCTTACTACATTGGTAGCAGGAAAATCCCCTACTGGAACAACTAACTTGTTTGCGGCTGGAACAACCAAGATTTATAGTGTCTCTGGTGTTGGTGCGCTAACCAATGTATCTAAGTCTGGTGGTTACACACCTAATGCCGCACTTGATAGATTCCGTTTTACTCAGTTTGGCAATGTAATTATTGGGACTAACAACAATGACCCGATACAAGCCTTTACTTTGGGTACATCGTCACTATTTGCTGACTTGTCTGCTAGTGCGCCTAAATGTAAGTTTTTGACAGTCGTGCGTGACTTTGTGGTCACAGCGTTTACGACTGAGAGTTCTGTTGTTTATCCAACTCGTGTGAGATGGTCAGGCATCAACGATGAGACTACATGGGGTTCAAGTCAGGTAACCCAAGCTGACTTTCAAGACATTGCTGATGGCGGTCAGATTGTTGGCATCCGTGGTGGTGAGTTTGGTTTGGTTCTGATGGAAAAAGGCATATCTCGAATGAGTTATGTCGGCACTCCGTTCATCTTCCAGTTTGACAATATCTCTCGTGGTAAGGGATGTATTGCGGCAGGCTCTATTGCACAAATTCAAGGTGTTACATTTTTCCTAAGTGACGATGGTTTTTATATGTGTGATGGTCAGCAAATTACTGCCATTGGCTCAGAGAAGGTTGATCGGTGGTTTTTTGGTGAGGCTGATGAGAGCGCTTTTGCCACAATGTCAGCGGCTGTAGACCCTGTACGCAAACTAATTATTTGGAACTTTAAGACTACATTTGCACAGCGTAAACTGATTATTTACAACTTTAGGACACAGAAGTGGACTTATGGCGATGCAGGGACTGACTATATCTCTGATGCTTCTACCTCTGCTACCAACCTAGAAGAACTAGATTCTTTGTCCGCAAGCATTGATGCTCTGACAGTATCCTTGGACTCTATCCTTTATATGGGTGGTAAGTACTTCCTTGGTGGCACAAGTGGCGCTTATGTTGTTACCTATAACGGAGCGCCAGCTACAGGCAATATCGTTACTGGCGACTTAAATGCAGGCGGTAGATCAGTAGTAACCCTAGCTAGACCTTTGATTGATGGAGGCTCTGCTAATGTTGCTGTTGCCTCTAGGACGCTACTTAGTGAGCAAGCTATCTTTGGAACGGCTGTAGCGGCTGACTCAGAGAACAGGGTATCTCTTAGGTCTAATGGTAACTTCCATCAATTCCAGATTACACCTACAGGAACTTGGAAAACTGCTGTTGCTTTGGATGTTGAAGTCCAAGGTCAGGGGACTCGCTGATGTTTAGAAGTCTCCCTCCTTTTGGTGGCGATCAGCGTCAAGTTGCTGAGGTTGTCCGTGGCATCATGGATGGCAAGACCAATAACACAGGCTCAATAACTCTGGCTACTGGTGGTGCTACTACTACCACTTTGAATGATCTTAGGATAGGTGGAGACAGCGTTATTTTGTTTGCTCCTACATCTGCTGCTGCCTTTGCTGATTCTATTCCTTATGGGGCTTTTCAGGACTCTACAGACCAGACTGCTGCCAGTACGACTGTTGCTTACCCTATTACTTTTAATACAACTGACTTTTCTAATGGTGTAACTTTATCAAATAGTTCAAGACTAAATGTTGCAAACGCAGGACTCTACAATTTACAGTTTTCCATTCAGTTTAAAAACACCACAAACGATGGTCAGGATGTTGATGTCTGGTTTCGCAAAAATGGAACAAATATCGCAAACTCAAACAGTAGATTTCACTTGGTAGCAAGAAAATCGTCAGGTGACCCAAGCCATTTGATTGCAGCATTGAATTTCTATGTTGATATGGCGGCTAATGATTATGTTGAAATTATGTGGCGTACTACTAGCACTTCTGTAAGTATTGAGCATTTCGACACAAGCACAAGTCCAACCAGACCTGCTGTGCCATCAGTCATAACGACTATGAATTTAGTAGGTGGCTCTGGTGCTTTTGATGGTATTTATGTTAGTAGCCAAGGACAGGGAACAGCTACGATCACGCATTTTGCAAACTCGACTGCTAACAAAACATACAAATATGTTGTTATCGGATAACTTTCAATCTATAATGGATTCCGTGGATGACCCGCTATGGAATCCGAAACTCTAGGAGTAAAACATGGCGACTACTACCACTTCTCAAATTGACCCAACAATCCAACCATTTCTGCAATATGGTTTGACTGAGGCACAAAAGCTGTATCAAGGCGGTGGTCCTCAGTACTATGGTGGTCAGACTTTTGTAAGCCCATCTCAAACTACTCAAACTGGTTTACAAGCTCTTGAGGCTCGTGCTTCTCAGGGTAATCCCTTACTTCAGTCTGCACAAGGTCAATTGCAAAACACCATCTCTGGTGGATTCTTGCAAGGCAACCCATTCTTTCAAGGTGCGTTTCAACCTGCGGCACAAGCGGCTCAGTCTCGTTTTGAGCAAACATTGGGTGATGTAGGTTCTGCGGCATCTCGTGCGGGTCGCTATGGCGGTGGTGCTATGCAGACATTGCAAGATCGTGCAAGCGGTCAGTTTGCTAAGAGTTTGGCTGATACTGCTGGTCAACTGGCTTATCAGAACTATGCTCAAGAGCGTGGTATGCAACAGCAAGCTACGATGGCTGCCCCTGCAATGGCTCAGGCTGACTACCAAGACATTCAGAATATGTTGGCGGCAGGTCAGGCTCGTGAGGGTTATACAGGCGCACAGCAACAGGCTGACATGGCTCGATTTAACTTCTTGCAAAACCAACCTCAACAGAACTTGCAGAACTATCTGTCATTGGTTTATGGCAACCCATTGGGTCGTGTTGCTTCAACTACTACAAGTGGTGCGGCAGACACATCTACCTTGCAAAACCTATTAGGTACAGCGGCTACTGTTGGTGGCTTGTACAAGAATCTAGGTGGTTCTACAGGCATTAGTAACTTGTGGAACAGCGCTTCTAACTGGCTTGGTAGTTCACCTGCGTTAAACCCTAATTCTGGTGAATACATGGGTTCTTTGGAGTTTTAATCATGGCAGGACTATTAGACATTTTTGGCACTAGCGGTCAAGACACAATGGGTCTTTTGGGGATGTCTCCAGAAGATATTGGTCGTAGCCGTGATGACGCACAAGCACAAGCACTATATGCACTAGCAGGGCGATTGTTCCAAGGTGGTAGGGGTGCTTCTTCTGTTGTTGAGGGACTTCAGCAAGGTCAACAGGCTTATAAGCAAGCTATGCAAGGTGGTATGCAACAACAATTGCAAAACTATCAACTGCAAGAATTACTCAAGAAAAAGCAACTTGAAGAACAACAGCGTAAAGAAGAATTGATGGCTAGG